CATTAATATCTATAGTTTTTAAAAACTAGTGATTTATGTGACCTGAATCTTCCAGGCCCCTTAAACGCTGGCTGGGAACCATCACATCCCATATGTGACTTAGATGTGATTAATCACACTAATCTTTGAGGTTTTGTATCTAAGCCCGAAGTTCCCTCCCCGCCATTAGCCAGCTAAGTACCTGGATCATAGCGGTTAATCCCTGATCACGGATGACGATCTTGAGCTGATCACACTGAAGGGGAGGACACTAACCACATAGCTCCCCCACGCTATCCTGCACATACCGAGGACTCTATCCTCCGCTTACCGTTGTTGTATAGTAGAAGGAAGTGTGCGTTGCATCTGTCGGAACCCGATACGCCGCGCAATCTTTATTCTAAAAGTAGGTACAGCTGGTAACCCTAAGTCCCCATTTTTACCTTTACTGTAATTTTAAGTGATTTTAAGTGATTTTTTAATTTTTTTAGGTGCAGACTTTCGTAATATACCTAATAAATTAGGTATATTACTCCAGTAATTAAGAATATTGGGAAGTTCTTTTAATAAAACACTAAGAACCTAAATACTCTAAATATATCTAAAGATCTCTAAGTTTTCTTATTAAAACACACATATTCTAATTATTTTTAAAGTTTCTTGATTGTTTGTACTTATAAATCAAACATGAAATATTTCTATTCTTATCCAAATAAATACATATTTTGTTTTAGTTTTCCAAGATAAGTTAAGTTATACTTGTTCTCGGTTTTTGAAGTAGTTTTTAATTTCTAATTGAATCGAGGATGTAGATGAATAATCCCAGTGATGGTACAGCTACAGTAGGTTGGGTTGAAGGACGTCTTAAGAGTAAGTCTGATAGGGCCGTAGTAAAGTCTGAGATGAAGCGTATTGACGAAAAACTTGAGGATTTGACTGATCAAGTTGAATCAGGACATTCGTGTGGACAATCTTCTCGTGTTGATTCTATTGAAAAATTAGCTAATAAGAGTCAGGAGGCGATAGAAAATATGTACAAATGGTACGCTAGAGGTTTTGCTGCTATCATTCTCGTTTTGTTGACTTCGGGCGCTATGTTTGTTTGGTACTTGGCAGGACTTAGTTATAATCTTGAAGCAAACAACAAGTCTCTCGAAAAGATAGAAACGGCAGCTGATACTGCGCTTGACGCGGAGGACCTTGAAGAGTTGGTGAATGACGCTGCGGAGCGGGCGGCGTTCAAGGTGGCTATCCAATAATTTTTGTTTTTATGCTATCCTTCCGATTTCTTTCTTGTATAGTATGGGTATGAAAGCAAAAAAACGCGTAGTACACTCCTGTCGACTTTGTTCCCTCTTTCGGTTCGATGCCGATATTTGGTTTGAGCTGCACTCGAAGATTTTCATGGAGGCGCTACCTACTACGCATGTTCGTAAGTGGGTGAACACTCAGATTCTTGAGCGTAACGCATCGTTGCCGCAAGAGAAGCAGATGAAGGTTCTTTCGCCTAACTATAAATTTTATGAGCATTTTAAAAAGCACATCAAAACCATGGAGGACGTCCACCTGGTGATGAAGGGCGATTTGTTCATTGAGGACCAGTTCAACAGTCCGAAGACGCACTTGCTCCCTCCGGACCTGGAACTGGGGGATGTCAGTGGGGGCGTGGAGGACTATAAGCGCCTTCGTAAGCTTGTGATGGCGTCTGAACGCAGGCTGATGGTGTACGAGCAGAAACTCCGTGAGAATGAATTTCCTCCCGAAGAAGGGGCGATGCCCACAGAGATCGATCTGGGGGAGATTCAGCTATTTCAGAAGCTCATCAAGGAGCTTATGGGGATGCAAAAGGAGCTGGCCTCTCTCCAGGTGAAGCAGAACGTGGCAGGGGATGCCTTGCGGGAGTCTATTGAGCAGATCGTGAATTTTACAATAGCGACATTGCAGGATACACTTATCGAGATGAAAGTGAGTCTTTCGAGGGAACTGCCGGGATCTACTTTACCTGACCAGATGATGTCTCTTGTGCGTACCAAGATGGGGGATGCCCTTAAGGAAATCGTTCCGGAAGTGCTTGAATCCACCTATAAAAGGTACAAAATAAAATGAGGTCGGAACGTCCCAGGACCTTTTCCTTCGACCATGTGCTGCGTGATGTGAACGGGCGGGCTGTGGGTCGAGCTATCCTGCTCAGGGACTCCGAGTGTGTAGTGGGTGAACCTATTCGTCTTGCGGTTCTTACGATCCCCGTGTCACTGACAAAAAATCCAAAGTCGTTGAGGTACTATGTGGATGGTACCCCTTACAGGATCCCTTCGGATCTCCCCCCTTTGAAGCTGAGTCAGTCGGGTGCATTGCATCGCGTTAACAGCTTTTCGCTGGTCCCCGAGGAAGTATGACAGAAGAACACTTAGACTTTTTGGATAGAATCAACGAGAAGATAGACTCGGCTTCCGTAGCCAAGGGTGGTAGTGGTCTCGTAGGCCCGGAGGTTGACTACCTGCGAATTCCGGCTCCCAACATCTGCGAGTGGGTGACTGGAGTTGAATACTTCAATGTGCCTTCGTGTTTTGAGCATACACGGCAATACCAGATCATGCGGGATGTATTCACTTTACGGTGTCCTGTGTGTAACTCCATGAAGCCGGAGGATGTGGATTGCTGGGGTAAGAGTCGTATGTACCTGGAGTCTGAGGTACTTCTTTGCTGGAGTGAGATGGCGCAGGACTTCGTGTGTCCCAAGTGCGGCAATACCCAGCAGCAGTTTGTCAAAGACGAGATGTTCGTTCCGTACAACGAGATGATCGTATTGGCGGGCATGCGTTCAGGGAAGAGTTACCTGGGTGCGTTTATCGGAGGCTATTACGAGCATTTTCTGTCTACACGGGCGATGTTCGGTACGGGTTATCTGCAGCGGATGCTCAAGCAGGAGAAGGCGGAGTGGTTCGAAGTCACTTTTGCTGCGTCTACTGCTACGCAGGCCGCTCAGACCATCTACGCCAAGTACCGTGAAATGCGCAAAGGTTCCCCCTGGATGAGCCGTTACATGAGCTGGGTTCAGGAGTTAGAGAAGGCCCAGGTCGGCGGAACGGACAAGTGGTCCTACAAGATCAACGACGATGCTATTCTGGATGGCTGGGCGAAGGTTCGTTATAATCGGATCGCATCCGATTCTCGTGGTGTCGCGGGCAAGACCCGTATCTCTGCGTCTATCGATGAGTGGGCGCGTCTGGCTGATACCGAGGGTACCCGATCAGCCACAGAGCTTTACCGTGTGTTGAATCAGTCCCTGAAGACCGTAAGGGCGGCAGTAGAACTCAACAAACTGCCTTCGTTTCTGGGGCTGATGGTGAACGTCACGAGTCCTATCGCACAGGACGATCCGGCGATGGAGACGTTCAATAAGGCAGAAGAGGGTTTACTCCCTCGCACGTATGGCTGGAAAGGCCCTACGTGGGACTTTAACCCGCAGATGCCCCGGCATATTTTCGACGAGGAGTACGTGAAGGATCCTGTTGCTGCTGAGCGGGATTTTGCTGCGAATCCTCCCAATGCCGAGTCTCCTTTCGTGGATGATCCTACACGATTCTGGAAGAGCATTGATTTTGATCGAGGGCCTATCGCCACTTTCCGGGATACATACCTGACTGATCCTACGGAGAAGGCGTATGTGGGTAAAGAGCTTGAGGATTGCAAACTTGATCACATCAACGTGCACTATCTGTTTGGAGATGCGGGGTTGACTTGGGACTCCTTCGCGTTGGTATGTGCACATGCCGAATGGCTCGATGTACGTGACTTCGAGCAGCCTGATCTTATAGGTGCGGACGGTGAGGTAATCAAGCGACCGGCACCTGTTGCATTTGCGCGTGGCAGGGTGGATCCCGTTACTCAGTACGATGTGGTATTCGCAGAGGACATGGGTTCATTCCTGGGGGCTGACATCCCTGCGGGGGCAGACGGCCCCATGATAAAAGAGTCCCAGGCAAACCGGCGTAGAATGGATACGTATTTCGGGGCAAGCCGAGGTCAGGGGCAACCTTTTGATCACATGGGGGAGATGTTATGTACGGTTATCGATTTTGCCATCCGTATTGTTCCTACGAATGAGCGTGACATCTGGTTTAATTCTGTTGTCAACATAGTGGAGGCACTACAGAAAAAGATCAGGATTGCGAGCGTGGCGTTTGACCACTGGAACTCGGAATCGACCATCCAGCAGTTGCGTACGATGGGTATCCTCGCAACCAAAGTGAACCTGCGTACAGAGCATTTTATGGGGTTTCTCAGGATGGCCTATAACGGGCGTGTCAAGCTGCTTCCCCCGGATACGCGGGATACCCTGGGGATTACGGATACCGGTGCGCTGGTGATAGGTACACCCCAAGAAGAGATGCACGGTTCGAGTGTGGGACTGGTGGAGTTGATGAAGTTGACCCGATCACCGGATCTCCGGAAATTTTTTAATCCCAAAAAAGGGCAGGTGAGGGGGCGAGACTCGGATGACTTGGCACGTTGTCTTATAGGCGCTCATCACCTGGTACAGGATTCGATTGTGGACGAGCAGGCGGGGCAGAAGCGCAGGATGTCTATGCGTAAGCG